GACGCTGATCCCTTTTGCATAGTTAGTATGCGCTCTACCTTGGAACGCGCCGTTATATCCAAGCGTCGGAATCACATCAACAGATTTCAATCCTGGATATGCCCCCTGAGCCAAATTCACCGTTTCCACTAAACCGAGGTTTTTCACAAAGGCATTCTTATCGGGAATGTCAGCGCCGTTTTGTGATTTCGAGAGTTTGGTGTTGGCGTTGTTGTTGGCTGAATTCGCTAAGTCATAAGCGTATTTTACCGCTCGTGGAGTAGCAGCCAGCTTTTCACTTGTGCTATCAGTAGCATTACTTAATTGTATTATGCCTTTTTCTGTGAGTGTAGCATCGCGTACTTCCGGCAATGCATTTTTAATCGCTGCTGCTAAACTTTTTTTCAGCGCGTCAATATCCCCGTTATCTAAAACATCATTGCCGGATTCGTCAGCAATATATTGCGCAAGAATATGCGTAATAATGGATGACTGACGCCATGCTTTATTTAATTCTCGGGACTTTGCAACACCGGCTGTAAATCCGTTAACCCTTGCCGCTAGGGCTGCGTATTCTTCATTTGATAATACATTAGCACCCTCAGCCATGCCGAAGGTTAGAAATTCATTCTTAGCCATTTATCTTACTCTTAATTTAATAGAATGGGCCACCCGCCTGTATCGAATCCGGCGATATATTTACTGTCTGAATCAAAACCGAAAATAACTCCTCTATTTTCCGAATTGGTATAATTATTCACTCTGACCGCTCCGGGTTTAATATTTAGATACCCTTGCTGAATGACCGCTTTAACGACTTCGGGCACGACTCCCCCGGTGACATAAACGTCCATACTCATGTCTTGATTATCGACGAAGAATATTAATACCGACTCGTCGGGAATAACGCCCTGATAAATCTCCGCCAGCATTTCATTTGTACCGTCCCAATGATTGGCTCGAATTTTAGAGCGCAATATTGTTCGGTAAGTTTCATCATCAAGCTCTGTAAAGCCGGAATCAGAGTCATATTGCCGTTTCCAGCTGCCTTCGTCTAATCCAACGCCTTCTGTATCAAGTGCGAAATACACACCAACGATGGGTGTTTTGACATAACGTGAAAGTCCTATCCACTCGCCCACGGCGTCTAATTGAACACCTACCGCTTCATCAATAGAAAATTGACTATTCAGGAGTTGAACGGCATTTGAAATATCAGAGAGAGGCCGGGTAATGAAATCAATATGAGCGACAAATTTATTTGCGGTTCTATGCTGAGAGGTAATAAGCGATAAATAATCTCTCATTTTCACCTCGCAATTAGTTTAACATGTTCCGGTTTACACGTAACAGCTTCGTCAAATGTCACAATTAAATTGCTCGGCGATACATTATCTTCTGACCTGCCGATTTGGATTTCGAAAATATCATAAGTTAAGCCCTCTTCATCACGTAAATTAGCGGGAGAATATAAACGACTTAAATAAACGTTATCACCGATTAACTGAGCGTCGATATAACTTGCAATTGCTGACCGAATTCTGTCACCCACCAGCGTTGTATACCCTTCAAATGCCGTCAGAGTTATCTCAACAAATACCGGAACGTCTTTCGGGCGTGAAAAGTGAATCGGATGCATGAGACCATAGCTATCTGCGACTTTAATTTCCGTGTCACCAAAAGTTCCTGCACCCGGTCCTTTTTTCGTTTCAATTGTTTGAGCGATTAATTTCGCGTCACCACCATCAACTATCATTGCAATTGAGTGGGGAGGAATGCCGTTGTTGTCCGTCACATTAGTGTCATTCTCAAACCCACGCCGCCGAACGACACCCGGGATTAAACTGATGGCACCTTGAATTCCATCAAGTACGGTTCTGGATGGCAGTGCAACAGATTTCCGTTGCCGTTCTCTCAATGCTGTATCGGCTTCAATCGGCTGTCCGGGCGTAGCCGCTGACAGGTTCGTGACATTTTGCCAGCCCTGCGTTGGCGTGCCGATAATCGAAACATCCCCGACTAATGCCGTAACATTGCCTTTTGTCTGACACGTAGCTGTTGCGATAACAAAGCCGTGTATGCCGATGGCTACGCTTGAGGGAATGCTCCAGCTATAGCCGTTGATATCTCGTACGATGCCGTTTTTTACAACGGTGCCAACGGTACCGATCAACTTGACATCGACGGTAGAATAAGTGGATGCATGTCGGGCAATGCCGTTAATTTTCACGTTATTAGATAGCGCGGCACCGGTCGCTGACGCAGGGCTAAACGAGTTGTAAGCCGCGATCACGGCATTATTCGCATCGTGTATCGCTAGTGAAAAGATAGCCAGCATCTGACCGTCTTTACTGTCGGGCTCCAGATAAGCATCGGTACCGTATATCTGACGGGCAAATTCAGTGATTTTACTGAGAATCGTCTGGTAATCGGGTGCACGGATGCCGGAGCTTGTGACTGTAGCTGCAAGCCCTAAAGTATCGAGATTTAACATTATGCCTCGCTTGTTACCGTGATTTGGCCGTAAAGCGTGTCAATAGTGGCGGTGAAAGTCAGGCGGCGTGTGGTACCGTCACTTCGGGTATCAAAAGAAAGAATCGACTTAACACCTTTGGTTTTTAAGATGCGGTCACGAACAGCAAGGATATACACATCCGATCGCTGTTTTCCAAGCACTGACTGTACGTAAGGAGTGCCTTCTTTCATGTCTAAGAACCAATCCCCACGCCACAACGCCAGCCGGGTTTTTACTGCCAGCGCTACAGCTTCGGGGGAGTTAATCAGAAACGTATTATCCCCTTGCCCGAAACTGTAATCACTATCAGGATCTTCACGTCGATATCTCACTGGGGACCTCCTGTGTTACTACCACCCGACTGCACACCGCTATGCACGTGATTTTTCAGGCTAATACCCGCCGCTGTCACATCGTTATTCACGGTGACCGGGCCTTGCATCGTTGCCGTTCCTCCACCCGATCCCATCCCTTGCGATAAGTTGCCATTAATGGTGACGTTGCCGTTCAGGGTGATTTCAGGTGAGGTGATTTCAGTACCGCCGTTTGCAGTCGCGGTAAGTTTTGCCGGGGTAATAACTGTGACGTTATGACTGCCGGGATCGAGTTCGATATACGCTGCGCCATCATCACTTCTCAGTTGTGCGGTGCTCGTGCTGATGCCCGCTATTTTCTTTGACTGTGATTGTGGACCAACGATAGCAAAGGCATCAGATAAATCATGCTGTCGGTCATCTGCCGGTTCCTGTACGCCGCCAGACTGCCACCAAAAATCAATGCAGCGATCGGCAAAAACAACCAGACATTCATCACCGGCTCTTATCGGGAAGGTTAATGTCACGCCACCGCCCCTCGGGAAGATAACGGGTACGTCTACAAGCAGGGGTAAAGATACGGAGGTGGTTTTCCCCTCAGAATCAGCAATGCTGCTTTTAATCGCAGGCTGAACAACACACGTTACCGCATCCGCATTGAATGATTGAATAATGCCGGGTATCGCTACTCTAAGCTGAGAAGAGAGAGCATGATTTATGGCTTTCAGCGTTTCGGATAAATCGCCGGTTCTTGATTCGGTTGATACAGGCATGGGGAAACTCCATAAAAAAAACCGCAGTTAAGCGGCTTAGTAAATAATATGGTTATTAAATTAAATCCAGTGAAATCCTTTAGCCATTAAACCAGCTAATCCAAGCGCCACGGCAATTATCGCACCAAATAACAAGCGGAAATCTGAACGTGCGTCTTTTCTCATTTCTCGTACGTCAGTTTTTACTTCGTCTATAGATTTTTTGATATGCTCAACATCTGACTCAAGTCTCGCAACACGAGCTTCCAACATATCTCCACCTCCACCATCTCCGCTACCCTGTTTGAATGATGAACCATTATCAAGTGAATGTCTACTTGGTGGCGTATCGGTATATGACCACCGGCCATCAGAAAATCGCATGCCATCAATGACAGAATTTTCACTACCCATTGTGCGCCTCCGATGAAACCATTCTAAAGTAGGCTTCTGATTTATGAATAGTCTCGTCAGGCGTATCAGCGCGAGCTATAGAACATTTTATTACATAAATCCCAGCATTTATCACCCTAATCGAAACCGAAGCGCTCAAAAAACCCGGCACGTCTGTTGGTTCTGCTTCAAGATCATCAGCGGTTACTGATACCTTTGCGGGTATATCTTCCGTCCGTCCATGTAGAATTGTTGTGCCGTTGCTGTCAGTAATATCGATAGAAATTAGATAGTCTTTAGATTGGTGAAGCCCAACAAAAGCGACAGCAATAATGATTTTCGTTTCAACGGGCAATGCTGGACATCGAAAATTAAGGATCGGTTCTTCCCTATCTCTGGCATCTTTTGTAGCGGGAAAAATGAAAGCTATTTTCTCTGAACTCATTCAGACCTCTTGTGTGTTCTTGCTGATGTTTCACAGCTGATGCATCGGATTAATCCGCCACTTTCTTACAAGGAAAAGAGCCGATGATCTTCGGTGCATCCATAGCGTTTTGCAGTAACTGAACGTTCAGCCATGCTTTGCCGTTACGCTTGATAAACTGGAAGCCGTACATGTTGCCGTCGCGGGCGGGCATGAGGCCCATGTCTGTTTTTATCTGATCCCAGTCATTTTTTTCTTTCAGAAATGTAATTTTCTGAGACGTAACTTTTTCACCATTCACTCTCGTCCAGCCATCACTACTCGCATGGAGCGTATACCCGCCGCATTGCAAGTCAGCCAAAGCTGAACCGCTTATCAAAAACCCAAGCATAACTGCTAACTGGCTTATCTTTACAAAATAACTCTTCATGAATAAACCCTTTGTTGTGCGGAAGCAGAATATAAATCCGCAGCCCCACGCGCTTCACACATCATTTCTTGGTACCACGCATTGCCGCGAGTGTCACCAGTATACATAATACCCCGGACAATATACACGCCGTCCGTCGCTATACTCGCTGGAGGATTAGACACCCCGCTCACGTAAAGGTTCCCGTTATCGTTTTTTTCTACGAGTTTACTTTCCTGTCTCTGCTTGTGATCTTGCTGCTCATCACCCGATTTATTTACAACATCATTAGGTAAGGACGTTCTATATACCGAGCCTTCATCTAATTGAATTAACCCATTTACCCGGATATTTGGATTAATTAAGCACCTGACATTAACGCCAGCCCCGATCGTCTGTTGCGGCATACCGATTAATCCGGTCCGACTGTTTAACACCACGACATTGTGCACGGCCATTTCCGGGGAAATCATCTCCACTTTACCGTCTACAAATTGCCATTTGGCGTTACATTGCTGCGCGATATTGTCTAATATGTATCGCGTTTTCCCAAAAAACATTTTTCCACGAGGGAAAACCGTATCCGGCATTTTGGGTTTGGCCCCGGCTGTAATACCGTAAGGTTCCAGACTGCGTAAAGCGAGGTTATAGACATCATTCAGGGTATAACCCGCCGCTAATGTTTGATTGATGAAGGCATTAATAAACGCCTCGTTACCGTCACATGCCTGAATTTGGGTGTAAGTATCTGTGGGGTTATCACGCCCGGTCAGCGTAAACCGGATATCTCCGCTAAAGATTTCACCATAGTTTTTGCCGTCCCGATGTCCCGTTGTTCCCGGCTCAACCGGCCGGGCTTTGCCGACCTCACTCTCAGGAACGGTTGGGGTTACTCCATCATAGCCAACAATAATTTTTATCTTCGAAAACTCGCTACCCAGTATCCTATTACTGGTATCTTTTGACAGATTGTAAATCTTTAACGTCGCCACGCGCGGATTACTAATATTGAACCACTCAATATTAAATATAACTCTAAAATCAGATAAAACGATTCCTTTGCCGTGGTCATCTAATAACATTAACTCGAAATGACGTAACCAATTCTGACTCATATTTTTACCTTATTGTTGTACAAAATATAAATGGCTGGATAACCCAAGATTTGTGTCGGTTGGGTATTCAGCGCTGTCTGCATCACTGGCAATAACTAACACGCCGTTGATCCCTAAATACGGATATTGTTCTAATAAGTTAATACCGGGTATTAGCGGCGCACCCACCAGCAAATCAACACCTGCATTATTTTGAATATCCATAACCCAGCCAGCAGCATCACGATAAATCAGACGCATTTTCACATTCTGATTACCCAACTTTATTGCAAACATTTGATTGCTCGCTGTAAGCGGAATTTCTGAGACTTGCATCAGCCGCCTCCTTTTATATAACTTCTAAAGGCATTAACGGCACCTTCTTTTATTTCTGATAAAGCAGACTCATTGACCGGCTTTAATGTTTTTGTGCCTGAGTTCTCAACCGCCGATGTATTCACCCCGGTTTTCATGACCTCTTTTTCAGCAACTTGTACTTTTTGAGTCGATGTTATAATTACTTCACGTAATGTCAGCGTGCATAACAACACATTCTCGCTAAGCCTGTCCGTAGTGACTTCAATCGCTTTGATCAGCATATTTTCATAAGTGCGCTTACCCGTAATGACCTTAAACGGCTCTCGTAATTCTTGGAGATCAAGGATTTTTTGATAAGTCTCTTTCGGGCTTAAGCCCATACTCAAGCCGATCTTTGACGTATCAACAAAATCGAGAAGCGAGCCGCCACCAGCGAAGCCCAGTTCCATCGTGATTTCTGATGGCTTTTTGTAGGCGTGGTCACTGACCGCAGCGCCGATTTCTACCGGATGTTCAGTAATTTCCAACGCGTCTGTATGCTTTTCGGATATCACAACACTGGGCACAAGCAACATGCTTTCAGTGCCAAACGACCGGGTTTGTTGCTGAAAAATCGCTGATAAGATATCCATTAGCTCACCTGTTGTATCAGACGGGCATTTACGCCGTTTTGCTTATTGGCGATCTCATTCGCCGTCGCCTTCGCATCCATTGCCCCGTGCACCGTAATGTTCGTGGTTTGCTGAACGCTGCCACTGCCTGCTATCGCGGCTTTATTGATGAGTTCACTGTTGTATGGATTACGACCGTTCTCGCGCTGAATGATGCCACTCATCATCGCTGTCAGAGTGTTGGGGTCCTGTAAATTTAACTGCGCATCGGGATCAACGCTAAGCCACTTTGTAAGGAATGCAATATAGTCTTCTGTATCATTTTCCTCCGGTGGCGCATATTTCGTGATAATGTCGCGTATCGTTGTCAGCCCACGCGAGGCATACAACGTTAACTGTCGTGATAGCGCCCGCAAGCCATCAAACGCCGTTTCAAACCGGGCAAAACGTCCACCGGGGTTTTCTAATGCAGCGCCGCGTTGTCCCACAAAATTCAAGTTACCGGGGTTGTTGTTACGCAAGCCTCTTTCTGAGTATTCAGGGGAAGGCGGTGGTGTCGGTGCGCCGGGCATACCGGGGATATCTGACGTGATCGGATTGGGTAAACCGCCCTGATGCTTGTTAGCCCAGTCATTGTCTATACCCAGCCATGCGCCCACGTCCCCGATCCCGCGTTTTATTTGCCGGGTGTTATAATCCCATGATGATGCTGCACTTTGTTTGATGTTGTCCCAGTCACTGTACAAGTATCCACCATAGGCAACCAGCCCTAATAAAGGTGCGAGACGCGCAAGCAAAGGGGTTAATGCAGCGGAAACCCTCGCAAATCCCGCGAGCATTTTTACTGCCCATGTCGTCGCAACAACTCCGCCAAGAATTAAGAATGCATTTTTCCAGCCGCCAACGCCATCAACGCCTTTTTTAATCCACTTTCCGAGGGTTTTAAACGCCTCAACGGCGCGGTCGATATCTTTTTCCCACTTGCTCCAGTCGATCAGGCTTTTACCGCCTTCTTTCCATGTTTTATAGTCGTCATAGAGAAGAAGAAGCGCACCGATTAATACGGTGATCGCGCCGATGGGTGACATCAGGAACGCGCTGTTCAGAAGACGCCAGGCAACAACGATAGCCCCGAACATGGCAATCAGCATTTTGCTGCTTTCATCCAGTCGCTTCCACCAATCTATGACATCTCCAATACCTTGAACCACCCGGTAAACCATGCGACTAAAGACCTCAGCAAACCAGAGAATGCCTTTGATGATCTTGGTGAGTGTGGCTTCAATTCTGGGGAAGTTATCCAGTATTTTCTGACGTAACGAGTCGAAAGAGCCGGCTAAACCGTTAGCCAAATTTGCGCCAATTTTATCCCGAAGAATACCCAGTAGCGCGTTAAAGCCACGTAGTGCAGTGGTGAATTTATTGGCTTGCTGCGCGGCTTTATCCGCATTGAACCCGGTTTTCTGCAACATCCTCTGATAATCAGCAGTAAAACCCGCTAAGCCGCGCCGCATAGCCATTAGCGTATTTTCATCAATACCGAGCATCTGCGCATATTGATTGGCCCGGTAGTAAGGCATACTACTTAGTTTCTGGCCGACACCCGCCAGTATGCTCGCTGCATCCCGCATCTGACCGGATGAGTCACGAGTCTGCACCCCAAGCCGATTAAGCCAACCCTCCGCACCGGGATTGTTGCGCATAAAACGCGCCATGTTTTCTAACGCACCCTGCGCGGCTTCTGCACTGCCGCCCATTTGTGCGACGGCATAACCCAACGCTTTGATGCCGGCGACGGTGGCCCCGGTTCTTTGTGCCTGCCAGTAAAGCTTATCCAGACCTGCGGCAATTTTGGTGGTAAACCCGACAATAGTGAGCGCGGCCCCTTCAACTGCGGCACCGACTTTTAGCACGTTGGCAGTGACGCCTTTTAACACGGCATCAAATTTACCCCGGCCTTTCTCGTCTACATCAAACCCCAGGCTGATCAGGAAATCTTTAATGATGTTAACGTTATCGCTCATTTGCGTCCCTCCAGCGGGCTATACGGGCTTCATTGTCGGCTTTTAAATCCAGCCAGTCATTCATACGGGCAATATCCGCTAAGTCAACGGCACCGCTTAAGAGATCGGGGTAGTGGATATAGCCGGCGTCGACGGGGCGCATCAGATAATCTTCCCCGTCAGGCATGCAATCGAGTACTAAGCCGCTGGCGGGAGTGGCGTCTCTTGTGCGGGGAGTGCGTGCAAAAAATTTCCCAGTGAATCCCCGATCACTCTCGCGACTAGCTGCAACAACGTGGGTAAATCGATATCGTCAAAATGCAATACCCCCTGCGAAAACACTGCCGTCCACCCTTTACCATGCTGACGCGACACCACTGATAAGCACGGATAGAGGATCGCATTGCAATCTTCGTCGCTTAAGTCACTAACCGCTTGAGCGATTTTAGGCAGCGCCTTCTCTAAAGCGCCCTCCATGTTTCTATCTTGTGCCATCGTCTGCACAGCACGAATATCTGATACCAGTCCGGCAAGGACGGGCAGTAATTTACGCGACACTTTGAGTTGATCGAACACGCTTAACTTTGCAGTGCGATACTGAATACTGTTAATTTCAAATTCCATCGTTTAGAACTCCCCTAGCACCTGATCGATTTTGATACAGTCAAACACCCATGCAACCGTGCCGCCATCTTTGGCGTTCGTGTAATCGGGTTGCTTCTGAAAAGCACAGCCCCGCGCTGTTGTGATTTCACCGGAAACCGTGTTACGGATCACAATCACGTTATTCCCCCATGTACCTGATGACAGTGATTGTGCGTTGTAAGCGAGTGACAATTTTTTATTTGTCGGTGAGGTTTTCAGCAAATTGACAGTGATAGAACCGGATTTACCCGCATGTAACGAGTGCATCCCCTCACCATCGGCACCGATGGTCATGGTGTTTTTGGCTTCGGTCATGGTGACCGTGATCCCTTCGTCTGACGTCGCTGAACCATACCCCATGTCAATAACCCCGGTCGGGCCGGTCAATGATGCCGTGACATCCATAAATGAGTAAGTAGCCATGTTTACCTCTTATCGAACGACATTGATCAACACATCAGCGTAGTGGACAGCGCCCGCCAACTTGATAGCGCACTGGATAACCGGTGCTTTGCGGGCTTCCCGGTCAGCCTGCGCCTGTGTCGCGATGGGTGGCGCGTAAACGTAATACCCTTTAGTTAAGGTATCACCCGGTTGGATTTGTCCAATCGGTCCGCCGTTCCAGATACCCGGTGCCACTAACCCGTTTGTTACCGCCTGATCAAGTGACTGTTCAACATTGGTAATTAAACGGGTAACTCCTGCATCAGTCTGGGGGATCTTGCCAGTGCTGGTGTAAAGCAGGTTATAAAGATTGTTCTGAACGTAGTTCTGTAACCAGTCCAGACCGTGGCGCTCATCAATGAAATCGCCGTTTGCCATGACGCCTTCCTGAATGATGGCGGTATCGTTGTTGTACTTAACAAAGACGTTGCCGTTTTTCTTCTTCAAGGCGTTAGCCTGAGTGGCAGTCAGACTTTCAGCGGTTACAGCGGGCTCCTGCTTGAATTTCAAGGTAATGGTGGTGTTATTGCCGTTGAAATTCACCGTAAACATCCGCCCCATCAGAGATGCAGCGGTATACGGTTTACCGGATGAATATTGCCAGAGCGTGCGCTGATAGTTGCCGCCTGTCAGTTGTGATCCGATATCAGTGTCAACATCAGTATCCAATGCATCTGTTTTCTGTGCTGTATGTCCATAGATACGAGAAACCGACGCGGATTCAATGTAGTTAGCAACAGACAAAACATCTTCATCCGTCAGAGAGTTATCAGCCACCACCAGCCCATACCAGCCATTGGATACCGCCCCCAGTGCTGCCACCGCCTCAGCAATCGTTTCTGCTTTGGCGGGTTCGATAGCGGTGGCATCCGATCCTTCGTCCAGTTTTAACAGGTCGCCGATATAAGTCCCCGCGCTAGCGGATGAGGCATAACCCATCGTACCCGATGCTTGCAATGAAATGACGAAACGGGAGGTATCCCACGTCACTGTGCACTCTTTCAGCTTTTCCGTTATCCGTTGGGCCACACCATTAAGATTGGTCTCTTTACTCAGATCGACGCCGCTGCATATCGTTTCTTTACCGTTAATCGTTAACCTGAAAGAACCATCCGTGATAGTTGTAAACTTACTGATGGCTTGCTGTTGTTTGGTCAGTATCGCCCCTCGTAAGACAGCCAATGCCTGATCTTTTACCCATCGCCCCATATACAAATCAACCGGACGGGGTGACTGAGAGTAATACAGTGCGGCGGCCTGATATTCTGGGGTATCCAGACCAAAATCCGCCCCGACACCATCAATATCGGAATACAAGCGCAACCGCTCGTGGGTATCAATCACATTGCTGGCACCCACAATCAGTAGTGAGCCAAAGTTCCGGGATTGCGCGGCACGCGGGGCCATATTTATCGTGACATTAACGATATTTGAAACAGGTAATCCCTGCATAATTTAATCTCCAAAGAATTTAACCGGCGCTTCCACCAGCGATTTAACACCGTATTCACGCTCGACCTTTCGCCGCAAGGTGACCGTCATGTCATAACGACGCACCCACTGGTTATTGATGAGTTCAGGCGCAGAAAAAATACGACTGTAGTTGCTGAGCGAAAGACCGGCCTGATTTAACTCTGCGTTGTTCGGACTGAGGGTTACCCCATCCCGGAATTGTGTGCCGTAGTGCTGACCGGCTGGACCATAAAATGAAACTAAGCATTCGATTTCTTCATGACGCCATAATTCGGTACTGTCATCGGTCTGATTAACGAAAGCGGGCGTATCATCGGAAACTATCGATGAAATCCCAAACGCACACCAGTTAGCATCATTACTCGGAAAAATCCGGGTTTCGTCGTTTGGCTGCCACTTCGGAAACATCATCTTCCCCGGTAATCCGCTGACTGCGCTTATCCAGTGGGATAACTTCCTTTCTACCTCACGATCATAATCCGGGGCTGACATCGGCGTAAGCCAGCCCGGTTGTTGTGTGCTATTGCTCAATGGGTATCCCTCCATCAAAGGGCAACAGCTCACAATGCGCCTGAACAAATCCCGCGCCGTAAGCGGTATACGGATCAACCGATTTGACTAAATAATCCCGGTTTTGATACGTGACTACATCCCCCGCTTTATCGGTTTCGCCTGCTATCAACCGTGTTGTGGTAATGATCAGAATATTACCGCTGACGACCTGCCCGGACATTCTTATCTGGGCCTCAATAGCCCTGTCAACCGTCACTACGCCGGCAAACCTTTTTGTGGTTTTTTCCGAAGTGGCAAACCCATCATCATCGACAATGACCGTTCGCCGGGTATATTTCAGCGACGTATCGCAAAAGTCGGGGTCAAATAAAACATCAGTGACATCAAGAAGTGGCATTTTTATTCCTCACTACATAGTTGATAGCGCGCAACAGATAGCCGTGGGCGTAAAGTGGCTTGTCGCCGGGGATGCCCTGAGCACGCCTATTCCGAAGGGTCTTTTCTGACAGAGGAAAAAGCCGGTCGCCGTCACTGATCACTTTCTTTGCCCCCTCCCGTGCGATCTGTCCCGCTTTTTCCAGCTCACGAATAGCCGCATCCTGCTTACCTTCAAGAGCAAGCTCCGCCGACGCTTTTAAATGCAGGGTTGTGCGGTCCTTGGTATCCTCAATACCCAGCTCAAGAAATGGGCGCGGCGGAAGCGTAACCGTTCGTCCACCCAGCTTGACCTCGCCCCCGGTTGATTGCAGATAGCCGATTTCCGCGTTGTTTAGCGCCTCCCCGTCTTCGCGTGTTGCGTTTTCAGCGGGAATACCCACCAGTACATCCATACCTGATAGCTTTTTGAGGGATGCCAGTATCGCCGCCGCATTGTCCGCCCTGACAGTCAGACCGCTTTTCATAACAGTTGTCTCCCCCCGGCACCGAACATGGACCACCACCAAAAAAACTCACGTCCGTATGCCGTGTTATTCCAGAATCCGGCATCAGGATTAATGATGCCGGACACGTCATAGCTGACACTGATTTTATCGACCGATTTTGACGTTGCCACCCCACCAGCGGCGGTATTTACGCTGCCGCTGATAGAAGTACCCATAATAGCTTTCCCTTTCAGCTCAACGTAATGGGCGGCAAACAGTTCAGCTAGGTAGACGAACTGGTCACCGTGTACGTTTTGGTCGAGTAGCTTATCCGCCTGGCTGAGATAGAAATGGATTGCAGTGTCGGGATAGTGAGTTTTGTCAGAAAATTCGGGAAAGTCGGTACGGAACTGATCAGCTGTCGGAAGAAGACTGTTTTTTGCCATTGCCAGCCCTCCCCTTTTTGTCGCCCTGCTCCTCAACAGGATTGTCTAATGTCTGAGCATAAAAAGGGAAGGCCCAGTGTCCCGCGACATCATCCGTATATTCGTGAATACCGGGTTCAAGCGTAACGGCGCGGCCATCTTCAAAACATAAGATAGCTTTACCTGAAACGAGATATTTCATTTTTCACCTCTGAATAAGGGGCGGGGATCTCCCACCGTCCTTTTTATCACTGCACCGGCACATCAAGATAGGCAATGGTATTCGCATACGGCGTTTCAACCTGCCCCAAACGACCGTAATAGGTTGTCAGTTGCCACAAGCCGCGATACTCCAACGGTGTGTTTAATAGTGGTACCAGCGGGAAGCGAATATATCGCTCTTCCTGTGTATAAGCGACCATTCTGTGTGCCCCGCGAGCACCACGTTTTGACGCCCATTTCATTGAAACAATTTCAAGTGGTTCGCCGTTCTCTTGAAAAGCGATCGTGTTGATTTTCACGTATTCCAGCACAGAGATATTCCCGGCAGAAGAGACTTTTTTGCTCGATAGCAACCCGAACAATTCAGGTGCCAGACCCACTTTACCCGGACAAATCGCATAGCCAGACGACACCCAAGCGTCTGTAAGCAGGATATTGAAATCCTGAACAATAACATCCGGATCTGTCTGGGCCGTCCACGGAGCAGGGGCTGCGCGCGGGATAACTTGCGGGATGTTCAGTAATCCGCACATGCCTTTTTCCACATCACCGATGTATACCTGCTCGTCAACGTCCATGTTGTATTTTAGCTTCATCGCGTCGTATTTCTGGCTGTCAATGGGGCGTCCCACTTGCATAGCCGAAGCCAGTTCGGTGACGGTATAGCCCACTTCCATCCCCCACAACTCAAGCGCTTGAGCCGTACGTTCAATATTCAGGATGGGTCCGGAATTGGCGGTTGATGTTTTGCTGACCCAGTTTTTACCCGCGGGGTTTGAGCCCCCCGCCGCCGCAAGTGAGGTATTGGTGTAGGAGGACACTTCATCCGCAATAGAAACATCGGTACGAAGTGGCATATCACGTGACCACTTGGTTGACACCAGCGGCATGTTCAGTGTCTGGTCTTTGCGTTCCAGTTCACCGATAAGAAACACACCGGTGGAATCTCTGGTAGCTTTATCGATAGTAAACATAGCGTTCCTTAAATGTTGTAAGCAATTTCAATGTTGCCGTTAGCGTCTCCCGGCCCCATCACTTCTGCGCCCGGAAGGACCGGTGTATTTTCTGCCGTCGCATCGGGCGTCAACATCATTGACCCCAGCGGACTCTCGGCTGTAGCCCCGGCAACACGCACATAAACCGGATTGCCTTTACCTGCACTAGCCGCGGATGAACCCGCTGACACGCAGATATAACCCCGTTTCAGATTGTCAGCGGCGGACCCGACTTTAATACCGAGATAAGCCAGATCGGTTTGTGACTGGATAGGATAAGGACGAACGAGAATGCCTTTCACCTTGTCCACCGTATCGCCTTCCTCAAGCGGTACAAATTTTCCGTTCGAATATTTTCCCACCAGCCCGTATGCACTGAACAACTTCTCGGGATCGAAGGTTTCTGGCTGAATAGTCAGGTCACGAGGACGCGTTACCGCACCCGGAATGCCCAGCGGCATCCTGTCAAGATAAGAAATTCCACCCATTGTATTTACCTTATTTGTTACGTTTCCAGAGGTTGGCGTACAACTCATTCAGTTGTGCCGGTGTAGCGTGCTTTGATCCCACTGCCGAACCCGCAGTATCAACAGTTTGAGACGCAGGGCTGAACCGGTTCTTTTGCCGGTTAATTTCTGCCGCTGCGTTAAACACCGCGTCAACGGTTGCTTTTGGTGTTTTTGAAAAATCACTAATACCAAATGATTTCAGGCTGTCACCCGTGCGCATAGCGTGATCCAGCACTTGACGCTTAAGTCCTTTATCCCCTGTGGGCTTAAATCCCGGGCAAATGATCTCTGCGTCAGCAATGATATTACGACGATATGCAGCATCACCCGTGACTTTCGCGTCTTCCTCTTCGTCATCAGGGTTACTGTCCGCCGTCTTCCCTTCCAACGTATCCAGACGACTCGATATGGAGTCCATAAATTTCTGGGCCCATTCCGGTACATCGTTATCCCCGGTTTTGTTTTTGGGGTCGTCGGGATTATCATCAATAGTTGTGCGTTCAGCGGGCGGTAATGCCGTTGCCTGAGAGGGTACATTGATGTTGATGGTTGCGCCCGGAATAGAAGTCATTCCGTCAGATGGAAGTTCCGGCGCTTCATCGATGAGTTTCGCTAACGTGTCATCGTCTCGTGTTTTAACAGCTGTCGCTAATTTTTTAAGCCATGACATAACAGGCTTCTCCTTCTTGAATGTTGGGGCTGAATCCCCGATTGCACAGCGCGAACCCGCCCGGCCATTTTCAACAATGGCGAGATGGTTTCCTCTGATTTGATATTGCTTGCCCTTGCCCGGAGCCAGTTGCTTGTATTTCGTGTCATAGCCGCAACTGACGTCTGTCATTCCTGCATTCACTGCGTCAATAGCTTCTTGTCGCTTAACCAGCACGTCAGCCACCAGCAAATCTGATTTATCACCGGTACCACGGCGGACGTTTTGAATATGTCCGTGAGCCAGTTCAGAAAAGTTTGAGGGGTTGACAAAAACGATATCCCCTTCATCGTCTTCCGGGTGATCCAGAGTGACGGCCACCCCCTCGAATGACGCCATCGTCTCCGGCGAAAACACTTCATCTTCGGTGCGATAAACAGTTACCAAGCCACTGGCATCGGGCTGTAAGTCGACTTCTTCGGGAAGATAAGTTTGGGTGCCAGTACGCGCTATCGGCACATCTTTACACAGCAAAGAGCCATCGGCTTGCAGATAGCGTGTTTCCCCAAGCTTCGTCGTAAAAAAATATTTCATGGGTTACTTTCTCGGCGGGGGTATATGAACTTCCGGCCAGCATTTACAGTTCGGAAGGCAGCCGGCATGACCTGTCATGCTGTCAAGCGTCGGGGGATCTTCCCAGCGCACAAATTTATCTTTCATCTTTCTGTGTGAAGGTCGGGTACCGGCACCTTCGATACGCCACCAATACCCCTCAGAACCAACGGACAACGCACGAGCTTGCGTAAGTGCCGTTGTCGCCCTGCCAATTTCGGTACGCGCTATCATCCTTGCCCGACCTGCGGCTACATTGCCTGACATCATGATCATCTTATAAAGCTCACCCGGCCGTTCGCCGTTGATAACTGCCTGTATTGCCCTATCCTGAATCTCTTTGACGCGTTCAGCGGCTTCAAGCGGTAATGACTTCATCAGTTGGATTTGCCGATAAACAATGTCTTGTGCTACTTGTCCAACCGGTGTATTGCCAACCACATCCCGCAGTCCCACTGAAATCTCTTGCGATACTGACCGCCACTGGTGCCATTCTTCACCCTCTACTTGCATGAACATTTTATGCGCAACGGAATTAATCCAATCGTCAAGAACCTGTGAGTAGTCGATAAGATGACCCGCGATAGTATCCGCGCTAGCTTGAGAACCATCGTAAGAGCCAGTGATGATCTGATTTATTTGGCTGACTATCGCCTGTAGGCTTTTCTCGTACTGTACTATTGAGCGTCGGCGGAGGCTCGGCCTCAGATTCAGACTCCTCCCACTGCGTTTTTGCGCTTTCAATGTCTTCATCTGTGATTGAACCTCCGATGCCGATAATGTCAGCCATGTTACGTAAGTCTGTCATTGCGGCGTGAACGGGCATGATTTGCCGATCCACCAGCGTACTAACAGCCGTAGCGATATTGTTAGCCATCGTTGCCCTGTCTGTGTCCGACATTTCCCATAATTTATTGAACTCAAACGTAAAATCGTCAGGAAGCGGCTCGCCGAATAGTGACCGATGCGAGATATCCAGCAGCCAGCGCAGCGGACGGCGGAGACGTCTTTCCTGAAGCGTGTTAACCCGGCTGTAATAGTTCTCTAAGTCCCCATCGCCAGTACTGAAACCCGCTGGAGACTGACCAAACAAACGGACAAGCGGGATACCCGTCGCGCCAGAGACTTGTTCAGCAAAGCGCAGGATGACATCGGCAATCCCTGAGAACGAATAGCTGTGAGTCTGGAATATGTCTTTAGCATCCATTATCGTCATGCCTTCGATAGTTTGATATTCACGGATCATATCCATGTGTTGCATTAAGACATCTTTCAATGCACCGCCCGTAGCCAATATTTTTCTTAGGCCATCGATGCTGTACGTCCGCAAGTGCGCTTTGTGGATGAGTTGAGTCGTCCCTACAGTGGCTGTATCGAACGCCTGAACCCTCTCGAAGATACGCTCTACCACTGACATCCCCCAGCCATTTTCTGTTTGTGCTTGCTGAAATGGCAGCGTATCGCCTTCCATTCGAATGACGCGTGAATAATGAATTTTCCAAGGCGGAATGCCCTGTTGATTGATCACCACGTTATAGAACTGGGGTTTCCCAAAGTGCGGGCCGTACTCTTTTACTAAGTCACTGTCTGTCGGTTTGACCATCCACCGATCAAGACACATTACGCCTTTGAATTGTCCTTCACTGATGGTTTCGGGATTGAGCGGCGTAGACATGTCTTGACCGTCGATCAGTGCCACTAGTAATGCACCACCATATAACCGCGCCCATTTCAGCGTATTGTTTAACTCATCCCACAGTCCGATATCTTCCCAGAGCGTTTCGAGCTGACCTTTTGCGTCTGGCTTCATTCTTGAACTGATCGATATGCCTTTTCGCGTCATATCGTCAGCCATCGCATCGACACCCGCACCAATTAAGAATGAGCTACGATAGCCAAACTCAATCTGCACTCTGTTGCGTGATATGTAGCCGGGAATGTAAGTGCCACCCGTCTGAATATTCGATGTATATCCACCCAGTTTTGCGGCAAAGTTGTTATACCCGTCAGCGGTCCTAACTGACTTTTTCGCACCGTTGTTGCGTTTACGAGCCATTAACCCTTCCTTCCTAATAACCGCCAAATATCCAGATCGGCATCCATCGGCGCATAGTTGATCATCACAGTGTCTGCGAGGTTCGGCGATTTCGTACCGTCTGGTTGTTTATCCACAACGATTTTCCCCACACCATTTATTGAGTAGGTCGGTTGGGACAGTTCAATGATCAACTTGTCTTTATTATCGAGATTGCCGGAAATAGAAATAATCTCGTCCGGGTTGTAATCCATGCCTTGAATAGCACGAAACGTATTGCGAAATAATTTACGTAAATGCCACCAGCTTTGTGCTTTGGCGTTGGCGAAAAAGTCCTTATTGATGCGCGCCGGTTTTCCATTGTCGCCCGGTACCGCTTCCTCATCAGGATCGAATACGCCGCCGCTTCCGCGAAACGGTGTAGCGGTTATCTGTCTCAGACGTTCAGCTTTGCGCAGTTCGTTAATAGCTCTCGCATCACCTCGCACGCCAGCCCCTAAGCCGTCCTCGTCGAACCGGAATTCATCAAGGCCGTATTCATCACAAAAGCTAAACACTTTTACCACTGATGCGTAAATGTCACTCCCAACACCCGACCACTCTTTCACTTCTTTAAGAAGGAAGCCGTAGCGAGCGGAGAATGCGTTTTTGTCCCTGCCCTCATCAGCAACGTCCATCGCTCCTAAATGTTGCCCTGTTGGCTGAATACCCAGCTTAATGTGTGCGTCAATAGCCGCCTGAACCCAATCAGAAGGAATGAGAACCCCCTCAGCAGAGGCGCTATAGTTCAAATCCAGTTCTTGTGCTATGACGACTGGGTTGTCAATTTTTTCGCATTCTTTTTTGTACCACGCATCATCTTTACGTGGGTCGCTGCGCCAATGGAATGTGAATACCGGGATTTTTCCACCGTGACGCTTTTGTGCGAACGGATTTGCCATACCGTTAATTGATGAAAGATCAATACGGCACCGTGTTGTTTGTGATAACGCCGCATCAATCAATAACGGGCGTTTAAGAAATGCGGACTCATCAACTAGATAAAGCGTTGTCCTGTCGCCACGGCCGATGTTATCGCCAGCTTCACCCTTGATCACAGCCCCAGAATCAGGGAATTCAACACGCATGTACGGTGCGTGTTTCTTCTCGTTCCAGCTACCCCGAAATTCAACGGGTAATGTTTCAACGAACTTACGGGCTTTCCAGAACAAAGCTTTTGGGTCACCGGTGCTATCTACGTATTCCTCTTTGCGTGAGCCAAAGCCGATCACCATTTCTTTATTAAACAGACAAAGTGAACAGGCCATGCCGACCGCCGTCCAGCTCAACCCCATTTCACGGCTTTTTTCAGTAATGCCATTTTCTTGATTACGCCGCCGTTCCATAATCCAATGAACCCATTCTTCCTGTTTCGGAAATAACAGGAATGGGATAGTGACAGGTAAGCCATAATCAATATTGCGCGGGTCCGTAGTCATCCCCCAGTCAATGATGAACTGGGCTGGATTATCTTTATAAAAAGCTTTCAGTGCGGGTAATGAATCCGGGTTCTTACGAATGCGTTGTAACCGCTCCATTCGCCATTCAAACACTTGCATGTAGTCTGGTTTTTTAAAGTCAAAAGGGAACGGAATAGGCATGGTTACCCCATCATTTTTCTATACCGCTCCGCGGCTTCTTCTGGCGTCATGTTGATGTTCTCTGTTTTAATCGGCCCGCCATCTTTACCCGTAAGCTCTGTCTTCTTCGGTGCTTCCCAGCCCATTAACTCTGACAGCTGCTTGATTGCAGCCTTGGGGTCATGAAGCTTTAACTTGATGCCGTCTTTGCCTGTAGTCAGTTCTGAGATGGCGCTCAGATACAGCGGGTCTTGTAGTGCTGAATCTTTGAATTGCAATGAAGCCTGAAAGACTGGCTTGCCGTCTTCGTCTTCGCCAATCCGACTGTTACGAAACTCAGCAATGTCATAGATAGATACTCGGCCCATTGTAGAAAGACGTTCTAGGGCCTCCTGACGGCTCATAACAGCATCTGAAACGGCTTCTTTGTTAGCAGCGTCGAGAAAGGCTTTGACCTTAAGATTCCTCAAGATTTCACTTGCACTTGAATAAGCTGATTCATCAGTCTTTGCCTTGTAGCCAGCCTGTTTGTAAGCATCTGTCTGATTCAGTCCCCTTAAGATACCCAATGCGAATTTTTGCTGTAATTTCGTCAAGGCATCAAAGAGAACCTTCTGCTCATCTGTGAGCTTGATTTTCTTTTGAGCCATTTCATTTCCTTACTTCGATAGTTCACATGCCATTTTCATAACATGCTCCAGTTCTTCATTACTGAGTCCGTGATATCGCTTTAATTTGATAATACTAACCAACATCTTGGCTTTTTTTTCTGCCAATTCCACGATATGACGCCGGAGTGATGGCGGAGTGATGACAGAAGATGGCCGAAGATGGGGAGAAATTTGGTGCTCAGGCATATTTACCTCTCTACTTGTCTCTTTCCCTTAAATAAAAAGGCCGCGTGAGCGACCATGTTGAACCCTTTCCAGTTGTAATCAGAACTTTCTACTTTTCAATTTGATAAATCCCCGGCATTTTAAATACCGTGTCGGATTGAATCACTACTGTTGAGCACTCTATTAGCATAATGCTCTGAATGAGTTGCTAGTCTTCATTAGTTGGCAACCGTAGAGATATGTCTATTGTTGATTTAAGTTATTGATTTCTCCGAGGTCCTCACTTTAGGAGCGGCTTAACTGAGCTGCATTTACTCATGCCATGGGAAAACAATATTGTCTTCATCGGTTGGCAGCTGATAGCGCCCACTCTCTTCTCTGACGCCGATATCCATCAGCATCATCCCGAATTCATGCAGGAAAGCGTTCATGTATCGTTTGCCACGTCTGCTTAGTGCCGGTGCAACACCACCGATAAAGACAACACGCTCATCGGGCTTTCTTTCAAAAGGTTCAAGCAGCTTGTAGTAAAACCGCGCCTGACTATCGTGGTTGAGTTTTTCCCTTAGCCTGCCATCAAGCAAACCAGCAATGAAATGCTGGTTTATTTGTATATCACCAAATAAATGACGGTATACCAGACATTGATTAACTTTCATCAGGTGATAGCAATATGCTTCCGCAACACGCCAGCAAAAAAATTCATGGGTTGGCATATCCATTATTTCATCTCCACCAAACCAGGAATAGAAACCTGCATTTCTTTAGCCAGTAGATCCCTTTCTGATTCGATTTTATGTTTCTCTCCACCCACGCCCCACTTGTTCATTATTCTCGCTGCTGTACTCACTTTCCGTTTCTTACTTTGATATTCAAGCTCAAGCCGGTTTGCCTGCGCAAACTTACCCAGATGACTGAGAATAAAAGCACGGAATGTTTGATAAACTTTCACTTCGAAAGCCGGGGAGAGCCAAGCAGCATAACGAAGAGCAATGAGCTCATGCGCCCATGTACCGCGATAAGCACCACCACGAATAACATCAAGTATTTGATTTTGTTCCAAAGTGTTTTTTAGCACTTTGGAAACTTCATCGATAAATGCCTGAATTCCATCAGAAGAGAGAAATTGACTAGGCACCTGCCACTTTTGCGCTAAACCTCCCGCTATTGCGGCTTTATGTAAGTCATTAAGGTTATAGGTGCCATGCTCATTACTACGGACTTGAATGTTTTCAATTACGATAGTTGGGTAATTCATTGTGCTTTACCTTTTTAGAGATAGAGCCTGCCTCATAGAAAATCAGACCAAAGAATCAGCACAATACTGAATTTCTCAGGCTCTATTTCCTAAACAGGTTCTTTGGGTTTGAATGCGCATGAGGTGCGCGGTGAAATACGGATATAAAAAAGCCCCGAATTAAACGAGGCTGTTACTGACACTGAGTTTTGATGTAGTCCTGCAAGTATTTAGTTTGCTTTTCGTTCTCAACAATCATCCTTCGGAGATCGAAATAATCTTGTTCAACTGCCGGGTTAAATCGTGGGGTTCCTGCATGGCCCATGCTGCCAGAGGAACCGGTTTCGCTTTGATTACAGGTTGCCGCGATACGCAACCGGAGGCGGCCAGCGGCAACATCACCACGCAGAGCATCAATTTCAGATTTGGCATTGGCAAGTTCCTTGGTATGTTTAACATCCAATTCGTTCAACATCGTGATATGTGAGTTCTGATAGTTGATAGCGTCTGTGAGTTGCTGAATGTCTTCTTGCTGCTGCTTTGTGACACGTTGCTCTCTCTGTAGCTCAGCGTGATAGTAATACGCTGTCAGTGAAATAACGATCAATGCGAGTATCGTGTAATAGTGAGCGCTGAATTTCATTCTATGACCCGCGACTCTTCACCGATTTCATAACGCTGTTCTATAGTCTCATCATCTCCATCGAAATACGACGACATAGCATCACAGCATATTTCACAACAACGATAGTTAATAATTTCACCGTCAAACACCCATGTAGATAATCTTGCTTTACTATTTGATGTGATAATTGAATTACAAATATGACAGACAGACTGCTTGCGAGTAATACCAACTTTATCTTTCAAGCAACGTTCTGAGCCATCGCCAAAATCGCCTTCGAACATATCAAACGCAATAACTTTTTCTTCATATGTCGTCATTTTTCTACCCCCAGACTCATGATAAAAACATCAATTTTTCAGATGCTCGTCGAGCATCAAGACCGGGTAATATTCGTCCACCAGCTTGATTCCATCTCATGAATTGATCCGCCGCGCCTTTATAGTCACCAGCGTTGAGTTTCTTAAGCAATGTTGAGCGAACGAAAGCACCCGTGCCACAATTGAAGATGAATGAACACAGCGCATCGAACTGACCTTGAGTCAGCGACACTTTGACGTTTGATTCAATCTTGAGATAAACCGGGGCTAAGTCTTCAAGTAAGAACCGAGTTGCCTGTTGCTCTTTGATGACATTACCGGGTTTTACTCCCCTTGTGTGACCATAGCCGATAGTCAAAACTCCAGCGGGGCAACGGTACGCAGTTAGACTACAACCCTCATATCTCTTGAGCGCTTTTAAGCCTTTATCACTGATTTGCATCTGATACCCCCGCTTTATTACGTAAAGTCCCGCGCATTAACTGACCGAAAAAGTCAGTTCCAAGGTAACCAATAATGACACTGCCGATGTAAGCCAGATCCGTGCTCAAATTTAAAAAGACCAGTAAGTCACGAATAAACCATGCGATAAGTGCACACATCATTGCGTCAATAATTGTCTTCCAGAACTTACCCCCGTTATATCTACCCCGGAGATAAGCCATTAAGCCGGCCAGTCCCGCACCTACACCTTGTTCTTTGACTGATAGCAACCATAACCATAGCTGCATCCAAATGTCAGGCTGCTTGTCCATGAGCTTCATATTCCACCCCCGCTGGGGATTAACCCCGCTGAACGGGTGTGAAAAGAAAAAGGCCGCGTCAGATCGCAGCCCTTGAAGTGTTGCCGGGTATTTCACGCCCGGCGCGTGATTGATGTAATTAACCTACTTCGTTCTGATGATATTTTAGATGAGGACTGGGTTCCCAAGGAAAACTCAATTTACCTTCAAACTCATGTTTAAAGTTGTCTAAAATCACATCAATCTCTGAGAGCCGTTGTTCTAATGCGGCTCTTTCTTGTTTCAGTTTGTTGAAGTAAGTGACATGCAATCTTTGCTTATCTAACCAATCCTCCAAATATTCAGAAGACATATTCGGATTGTAGAAGTACGGTTGGTTATCGCTCATGATAAATCTCCAGATACAAAAAAGGCCACGCAATGCGTAGCCCTATATATGAAAAAACCCCGCAGAAAACGAGGCTGGTTAATTCGATAAGCTGTGTGACATAGCTATCACTCTTATCACACTAACCTATAAAATTCGTAACGAAAAGTCTTTCAGTGAAATTTTAATTAATTATTTTATGAGCCCATTCATCCATTTCTAATTTTGCTCCCGTCATGATCAAGCAAGCATCTATAAATGTTTCCGCAATCATTAGCTTTTGACGTATTTTCCCTTCTGAGCATTTTTCTTTTCTGGCTATCGCTGACTTTGACATGCCATCTTTATAATGTTTCTCTATCAGATCATATTCATCATCCCGACCGATTTTTTTAAGCTTCCCTACCGCAGTATCAACAATCATCCCGTCATTATCGCAGCAGGAAAGCCGTGCTTTAGATGATGCAGGCAATAATCCTTTAAAACCTGCCGCAATCGGGGAATAATCTATCCCGCTATTTTCACTTGCTGCCCATCCGCCCCAACGCTCCAACACCAGTTGAATATCACGCATATGTTTACTCCGGCTATTTTTTGCAATTCGGCAATACTGTTGCTATGCGACAATCGTAACGAGTGCTATATACTTTACGTAGACGACTCTCTTTATTTATTCCGACTTCCTGCCGAACTGTGAGAGTTCCATTCCGTTTCTGAGTGACAACATGATGATGTTTTGTGTCATGTCGCAAAAACCGGGCTTCTTCTATTGCTGACTCAATATCAGTGAAGATTGTCATTGCTTAAGCTCCTGAGCTTCTCTTTGTAGTAATCGCGGATCTGCTCGTAATCATCACGTTTCAATTTCTGCAAAGCATGATGAGACATCAATCTGTCGAATCGCTCTTGCCCTATTTTCTCAATCAACTGTGGTTTATAGTTAATGATATTTCCTGACAAATAGTTATTGCACGGAGCACATTGTTTATGAACATTATCTTCATCAAATCTCAGCTCCGGATGAGCCTTAATTGTTAGATAATGCCCTGCCTGATATTGCCCCTCATGAAATCTCTCGCAACTAATACATGGAAGGTCTCTATCTCTTTCTCTGATAAATGCATTAAACGCTTGTTGTGCCTGACTTTTGAAATATGAAAGTGGCTTGACTGCTAATCGACGGGCTTTAAGTTTATCTTTCTTCTCTGCTAATTCTTGTTGCTGTTTCTTTTTAAGTTCCCGCTCTGCTTTCTCTCTGTCCCTATTTCTTTTTCTGATTGCTAATTCAGTGCCACAATTTGGACTACACCACCATGCATTTTGATATTTCGGCATAAACCACTCGCAGCATATTTTACATTTCCGTCTCGCTGGTTTTTTCATAATTATTCACACATCATCAAAAATACAATCATTGCTGCTCTCAGCGGATTCTTATCGTTAACTTCAATGCAAGCATTATGATACTGACGCGCTGACCAAAAATCATTTACATAGACTAAACTTATTTTATTCTTAATAGCAATTGGCATTGCATCAGCGCAATCATTGCAATAATCGAACGGTCCGATTTCCGAAAAATCAGATTCATCTTGAAATTTAATATCCGCCATCACTTGACGATGAAATACACGAAACACATGATTACGCTGTCGAATATTAATAATTTCTGCAAAGCTTTCTTTGTATTGCTGAATCAGTACTAATTTATTAATTTCGAAATCTGACAATTCACTGTATTTATTTCTCATTTCTATTTCTCCGTCTATCCCACTTTGATTTCAATAGCTGATAAACATAGTCAAACGTTTCAACTTCTGACTCTGTAGGAACTGGCTTTGATTTTTTATTAGATGGGACTTTATAGATTAGATTATTGATGACTCGCTGAGTCTGTGATGTTTTCTGACTCATTTAATTTATTTCCATCTTTCAATATTAACGTCCCAACACAGCGAAGAACGCAACTATCGCAAATATCACTGTTATTCATTCCTGAGACCATTACATTTGCTTCATCTTGCGATTTACCGCAGAAATCACACCAATGTTTGTTGTCTGCTATCATTTATCTTGCTCCTGTTTTAATTTCATATACTGAGAATTATTCGGGATAGTCACTAAACACCCAATATCAAGCGCCCACTTTTCAACTTGGGTCATAAAATGAAACATCTCTCCCGTATCTAGCTTTGAGGTCTTTCTAAGCATCCTCACGCGCTCCGGCGACTGCGTATTTAAGTCAATAATATCTATTGCTTCATAACCCAAGAATGTATGTTTCAACGCTTCTTTAACATCCTCCGGCGTTAATTTAGCGTTATTCTTATTTAAATAACGACTTATTTCACCGCACCACATATGAAACGTGCTATTTTGTGGAATTGAGCGAACATCTTTCCACGGCTTAATAATAATGCGGTGCGGCTGTTTCGTTTGAAGTGTCTCTTTTAATATTTCCCACGCTTGAGATTTATTTGATTCATGAAAACAAAAATCAGCTTCCATTTAGCCCCCATTATTTATTCTCTTGAATTTATTTGTCATATCAAAATCCTCTGGTGGTTGTGGTAATTCCATCCAGTGACCGACTGCATTTAAATCCATATATATATATCCCGATGGTATATAAAATCCATTTTCTTCGTCCATTGATAAATACCCGCAATAAACTCGACCTGATATTACAATCAAAACGGTTTTTATGGGTTCAGGCAATCTGTCGCTGCATTTAATCCAGTTCATATTAAAAGTCCCTCCTGTATGGTTTGCGGGATTTTTCTTCGTTGCGATTCGCCCGTCGCTCGCATTCAATTTGATCGATAGGGAAGAGACAAAGCCCCTTTTGCTCAACATAGACAGTTCCGGCTTTGCCGTGGCGATTTGACCTGAGAATTAATTCTGTCAGCGTCTTGTCTGCTTGTTCGTTATAAACCGAATCACGATAGATCCCCATCCAGTAATCACAATCTTGTTCAATCTGGCCGGTGTCTCGGCTGTCGCTTGGCATCGGGCGCTTGTTAGCCCGGTCTTCTAGATTACGATTAAGCTGTGTCAGTAACACAACAACGGTATTCAACTCTTTAGCCAGGTTCTTAAGCCCTTTCGTAATATTTCCGTATGCGAGATCATTACGATCAGCTTTTTCGGCTTTCATCAGAGTCAAATAATCCACTCCGATGAAACCAATGCGACCAGCTTTTCGCTTAAGTTTTCGGCATTCAGACTGAATATGAGCCAGAGACATTGCTGGTGTATCGTCTACCCAGATATTTGGGTTTTGTTTCAGTTCTAGCATGGCTATACCAATCAAATTCCAGTCAGTATCGCTATCCGTACCACCGTAAAGCGTGTCTGTATTGACATTGGATTTTTGGCTGATCATGCGTTCAATAATCTGCTCGTTGGTCATTTCCATACTGAATAAGGCAACAGGTAATTCCACTGCAACGTTCTTAGCAATCTCAGAGAGTACCGTTGTTTTTCCCATCTTCGGACGAGCACCAATAACAAACAATGCACCGTTAACCAAGTATTTGGGAGCTAACATTTCATCCAGATCACGAATGCCGGTTTTCAGTCCAGCATGTAATTCAGGATTATTGAAACGCGCTTCAACACCAGTAAACCAATCGCAAATGACATCATCGATTCTGACCAGTCCGCGCTTAACGCCAGTTTTCGCATGATCTGCCGCTTCCGTGATTAATGCTTGCGCTGCCTCCAGTTTCTCTACTGCTGTCATTCCATTACGGGAATAGAATAATTCGGAGATCTGGTTAGCTTTGCGAATAGCAAACCGCTCAATTGCTCTTTCATGAACAACTTTGGCATATCCAACGATATTAGCCACACTTGGCGTATTTCTGCTTAATTCGGCCAGATAAGCAAATCCACCAACGCGACTCAGTGCAGAGTGAGACTCCAAACTGTCAGAAACAGTAATTAAATCTACAGTCTGCTTACGTCGATTCATATCAAGCATATGTTCAAAAATCGTTTGGTGTGGTCTGCTGTAGAATGATTCAGATTTAAGTGTTGAAAATACTCGCTGAGAATTATCACTCTGTGAGTCAATCAACAAAGAGCCCAGAACACTCTGTTCAGCTTCAATATTGTGTGGCATAACAGGTAGATCTAAATCAGTCATAACGCCCCCTCTCGCGTTTTTGTCAGCGTGTCCGACCTCAGCAGGTAATCAAAACTGGCTCTCCAGCCTGAGTCGTTTTCACCGAAGTAAAATGGCTTAGCAGTAGCAACAAAAGCCTCAAAGTACTTTGTCGCCGCCTCAACTGTCGGGTGACTTAACTCACCCCACAATTTTTTGATTGCTCGTTTTCGTTTTTCGTTCAGGCTCTCAGCATTGGGTAACTTATCTCCGACGGCCTCGTTATATGCCTCCATAATTTCCATGTACGGAATTTTTAGGTTTTTAGATTTAACCGGCCTAATTTCGCTAAGCCCCGAATGGGGGTTAGGGGGTATGTCTTTATTGTCTTTTGTAATAGTGTCTTTTGTGTGTCCCTGCTTTGGTGACAGCCCTGTCACGGTTTTAGTGACACTTTTTGTCACTGCTTTGGTGACAATGACACTGTTTTGGTGACAATCTGGAATCTCCCACTCAGAAAGATTCTTATTCGGCCCAATTAACTGTCCTTCTTTTATCAATACTTTCATAGCGATAAGTTCATTTTTAGCCTTGTTTACTTTCTGCCGTGGCAATCGAGTTAACTCGGCTATTTGGCTGTCAGCAATCCGATCCATCTTCTTGTTGAAGCCGTAAGTTTTCCGGCAAACTGCATGAGCGACTTTTGCTTGATTCCGTGTAAGATTTACCCCGATCAACTCTTCATAAAGTTCGTTTGCCAGACGTGTATAGCCATCGTCTGTATCTGCCACTCTATGCTCCATGCGCCTATTGTTAGCACCGAAATCAGCGTATGCAACGTTACTCATCATGGCTTTTTCCCTTTTAACAGTTCTTCGCGATGCTCCGTGACCGAGCGAACAGCCCGATCACGCATGATGTTTTTATGCACAGCGCTGTAATTAAGACTTTGTTTCATGTATAATTACCTCGAATACATTTCTATTTGCCTAGCTTCATCAACCCCAGCTGTGACAGCAGATGGGGCTTTTCTCTTTATCTTCCCTTTTCTTTCCAGTGCTTTGATCAGCATTTCGGCATGTTCGCCTTCAATGACAACGACAGGCTTGTGATCCGGTATCTGATACGCCCACGCGGGTAAGCCATATTTAGCTATTAATTGACTGGCTAATTTAGCTATACGGCTTTTATCTCTGCTTGATGTTGAGGGATGAATACCCATTAATTGAGCAAATTCATTATTTCCTGTCTCCAAAATGCAGTGCAGCCAGAAGCTTTCCAGTGCTTCGGGTTTACATGTGATTTTGATATCTTTTGCGTATTCCATACGTCATACTTCCCAAATAAAATAAAGTTAATAACCCAGTTGTTGGGTTACGCTCCCCGTTTGCAGGGAATCTACACCTCGCGGCATAGGGGCGAATTGTTAAAGAGCATTGCGAGCATTTGCTCGCTATAATTATTTCTCTGAAAGCGGGAACAGATGAGGAAGATCAGGCCGTATTTCGTGGGCCTTAACTTTTCCGCCAGTTGCATGTACAACCCGCAAAACGAGCTCGGGAGAAACCTTTGCTTTGTTGTGTAGCCACTTATAAACCGCTTGTTGAGTTACTCCACATGCCAAGCCAAGTTTTTCTTGAGTCCCGGCCACTGTGATTGCGGTTTTAATTGCATCATTCATAACAACCTCCATTGTTGATTTCCGACAATAATAAAACCATAGTTGTCTTTAATCAACAACTATATTAATTTGAAAAATGACAACCATGGTTGTATGTTTACACTATGAAAACGACGACACTTGCACAACGACTAAAACAAGCTAGAAAACAAGCTAAAATCTCACAAAAAGAGCTTGGTAGCGCCGTTGGTATTAGCCAAGCCGCTATTCAAAAGATCGAGTCCGGATCAGCTCAGGCATCCACAAAACTCATAGAAATAGCCAGAAAACTAAATGTTAGCCCAAGCTGGCTGTCTTCTGGACATGGTGATATGAGCCAAATATCACAAAACAGTGATTCATTAGAACAATACGATAGTGAAAAAACCCAGATAGCCTATAAGGTAGAATTGTTGGATATTCAAGCCAGTGCGGGGCCTGGGGTGATGGTAAATTCAGAGTTCATCGAAACAATAAGGTCAATCGAATACACAACGGATGAAGCCAGGGTGCTGTTTTGTGGCAGATCGGCAGATGCTGTAAAAATGATCACGGTTAATGGTGACTCAATGTCCGGCACATTCGAACCGCGAGATCAAATTTTCGTTGATATAGCAAAAACCTATTTCGATGGGGATGGCATTTACATTTTTATTTTAAATAATCAACTGTATATCAAAAGGTTACAAATGCAGCACAAGCGTTTAGCTGTGCTTTCTGACAACCCAAAATATGAGACATGGTATCTTGATGAAAATGCAGCTCAAGGGTTGCTTATTCAGGGCAAGGTCTTAATTAGTCAATCAATAAAATACAAATATCACAGTTAATACTCAAAGAAGCACTTAGAAAAAGAGACAAAAGCGCTCTAAAAAACAACTTCCTCCAGCCCCGGATTGGGGCTTTTTTGTACCCTTCTCTCACCAAACTAGTCCAAATCCCGCGTCAATAAAATTTTTTAAAATAAATTTATTTTAAAAACAACCAAGTAAAATAAAAAAACAACCCCATGACCACAAAATAAAAATCATAGTTGTTGACATAAAAACAACTATGGTTTTTAATAAGTGCATCAAAAGCACAACAGCGAACAGGCAAGGAAAGCCCACGAAGTAGCCGCTACCGGCACATGAAGAGGTAGATGATTCGCAAGTGCTAAGAAACAACGCAGTACCAGTAACAAGACAGGAAGCAGTAACTAAAAGGAAGTTTCGCTCTTTAACAATATGATAAGTATGCCGCGAGGTGTACACCAAAGCGAAGTTAGCTTTGTTGTGATGTAACCGGGCCACAGCGTCACACCACAATAAAGCTAACTAACGGAGGTTCCCATGAGCGCAAAACAACGTTGCAAGTCACGCAGGAAGAACCGGCGCATGGAAGAGCAAAAAGCTCTTAAAGATAACCGCGATCTTGAAAGAAAAATTGTTACCACTTTAACTGGGTGCTCAACAAAAACATTAAAGGCTGTTTCATTGTCTGTCATTACTCAAAATAAGGCAGTGGAATCATTTAATAACCGTTGCTTATCAAATACGTTTCTCTATTCAGTCAAGAATAAGAAAAGTAGCAATATTACAGCAAGATAATGAATATTTCGCCACGCAGGGGAAAATAGGGAATTACTGGCAGGGAAGCTAATTATTAATT